TCACATCTACCGTACCTGTTGCAAGGTTTATTCTATTGCCTGTTACAGCTACTTGTTGATCTACTCTTGTGGTAACATTACCAATTGTTGCATTTATTCTGCTACCTGTAAGCGTTAAAACAACTCCTCCAGTAATAGAAGGAGAGCCTGTGTTTAAATTAACTCTACTACCAGTAATAACAGCTCTAATACTAATACCACCGGAACTTCCAAATGGTGCTGCTGCAAAAGACGATCCTCCAAAATACATTTATTACCTCGCTGTTGGGAAGCTTGTGCTATCCCAAGTCATAGAAACTCCTGGCAATATACCATCCCATTTTCTAATTAAAACATCTGATGTAGATAAATTTGTTCTACTTCCTGTAGGTAATACAGTTGCATCTGCAGTTATTGTTACTGTTCCAGAAGATAAGTTTGTTCTGTTTCCTGTTACAGATACTGTTGCATTTGCTACTACATCAGCGTTACCAATTGTTAAATTTACTCTACTACCTGTTACAGAGAAATTAGCATCTGCAGATATTGTAACAGTTCCTGTATTTATATTAGCTTGAGAACCAGTAGGTTCAACGGTTGCCTTTCCAACTATAGTTGGACTACCGCTGTTTGCATTTATTCTACTTCCAGATACAGGATATTTAAAAGCAAAAGTTGGAGTTCCTGTATTTAAATTTACTCTACTTCCTGTAATTGCAAATATAGCATTTCCAACTACAGTTGGATCTCCTGTAGAAATATTAATTTGTGATCCGTCAGGTGTAACTATAACACCAACACCCTCTATAATTGTAGTGTTACCTATTGAAAAATTTACTCTGCTACCAGTTACAGCAAAATTAGCTTTACCTACTAATGATACAGTTCCGGTAGATTCGTTAATTCTAGAACCTGTAACATTAACAAAGGCGTTAGGGTTA